TCGCCGAGTCGATGAGGTCGCGAAGCATCTGGAGGCGCTCTTCCTCGACGTCGAAGACCTGCGCCTCGAGGAACGCCGCGGTCGCGCGCTGAACGACGAGCGCGATGTCGTGGTACACCTCGAGCTGCGGCATCTGCGGCTTCTTCTCGTCGAGAATCATCGACAGCATCCAGTCGATGTTGTCGAGCATCGCGTTCGCCAGCGTCATCTCGAGCTCGATGTCGGGGAAGTCGAGCAGTCGGCGGCCGGTCGACGCGTCGATGAACCCACCATCGATGAGCTCGTTCACGCGCTGGAGGCGAGCGCCCGGGTGCGTGGGCAGGCTGCTGACCGGGAACATCTGAATGACGAAGTCATCGGGGTCGATTCGAATGTCGGACCACTTGATGACCTTCGCGAACGCCCGGTTCGGCATTCGGACTTCCATGTCGGGCGCGAACTTGTCGACGAGCTTCATCGAGAGGCGCGTGAACTCGAGGAAGAACTGCTCGTCGGCCTGTGCGTCGCGGCTGAACCGCTCGCTCTCGATGTCATTGAACTCGCGGAGCGCCACGGCAGCGTCGAGGCCCGACGGCTTCTTCGAAGCGGCCGAGAGCTCGCTGATGCCGACCTCCTGAAACGCCTTCTGGTAGAGGCGGTCGACCTGCATGAACTCCTCGCCCGCGACGGCGTTCTGGTTGTCGACCATCAGGACCGAACTCGGCGGCCCCTTGGTCTTCACGATGGCGCCGAGCGAGTTGTCGATGGCGTTCTCGTCGATGGTGCCTGCCTGGGCGAAGATGCGCCCCTTGCCGCGACGCTGGAGCTGCGCCGAGATGCTCTGGATGACGCGGTTCAGTTCGACCTGAATGCCGGTCAGAATCTCGGCGATGCCCTGACCCCAGAAGCCACGCAGGCGCGGGCGGTAGCGGCGAATCACGAAGGGGAAGCAGTCGAGTTCCCACTTCTCGTCGAGCAGGATGTGCCCGTCGCGGCTGATGATGACGTGCCGGCCGTCGTTGCTGCCCTTGCTCGAAGGCAGGTGCCACGCCTCCCAGAGCTCGACGACGTCGCTGATGCCGTTGTTCGCCTTGTCGGCCGAGTCGATGGTCGCCGAGAGCACCGCGGGGTTGTTCTTGAATCGCTCCATCACCACGTCGCGGTCGGCGATGTAGCGGTGGAGCATCTGGCGGGGCTTCTTGTTGATGCCGTCCGCGTCGTCGACGAACAGGTCGTCGATGAACACGGGCTCGCAGCACACCTCGCCCTTCTCGCCGCGTTCGCGCTCGACCCACACCTTGAGGGCGCCGGTGCCGAACGTGTAGGCGCTCAGGCGAACGTCCTTCACCTTCTCGTGAATCTTCGTCTCGTAGAACAGGCCCTGGGTCCAGAGGTTGGCCATGCGGGCGCGCTGACGGCCCTTCCACGAGCCACCGCTGGTGAGGAACGTGGGGCGCGGGCGCTGCTTCCCGATTTTGCTGTCGAGCGTCTCGATGCACGTCGCGACGACGTTGAAGCGAATGTTGTTCGGCACGCCGCGGCCGACCCAGCTCGCCGAGCGCGAGTAGTCTCGAGCGCCGAACGACGCGATGTCGACGTTGCCGTACAGGCGCGCGTGCACGAGGTTGCGCTGGTTGCGCTGCGTGGCCTGGCTCTTCAGGTTCGACACGACCTCGGAGAGCGCACTCCCTCGAGCGTCGCTGGTCTTCTGCGCCCACCACTTCCCAGACCCGGGCGTCTTCGGCTCGCCGGGCTTCCACTCCGAGAACTGCGTGTAGTCGACGCTCATCGGGCCCTCCGAGCCAGCTCGGCGTCAACTTCCGCACGGAGCTTCTGGTCGGTGAAATCGCGCTTCTTGTCTTCGAGGTCGAGGAGAATCGCGTACTCGACGCAGGTCTTCGCGAGCGGCGTTCCGGGCTGCTTGTTCGCGGTGCCGGCGTCGCACGCCTTGGTGATGATGTCCTTCAGGCGCTGCGAACGGGCGGTGTGCTTGCCCGTCTTGCGAGCGAACCACACAGAGCCAGCAGCGGCGAGGAGGGAGACGACGGCGGCGATGTGGTCGATGAGGTTTTCCATGTCAGCGCTCCACGACTTGAATGGTTGCATCACCGATGGCTGGTGCCGTTGTTCCTGTGCCGCCCACGAAAATCCACGTCAGGCATGAGCCGTTGTAGAGACGCGGCGAAATCTCCGGCACATAGACGACGGGCGTGTTGGCCACCGACACACCCACTGTCGCGATGGGTCGGTAGAGGATGAGCGACACGCTGCCCGTGACGAGCGAGGTGCCCAGCGTCACATTGCCCAACGTCTTGATGCCCGTGTCGCCCGCGTTGAGGTTGAAGCGCGTCAAGTTGCCGATGACGGGCGTCGCCGGAACCATGTAGCCCGCGAGATTGAACAGCGTGGCCGTGCGGTTGCCGAGGCCACTGCTGCTCTCATAGTTGGCCGTGCTGTTGTTGATGACGGCCGCGTTCGTGTTGGCCGCCGTCGAGTAGATGGCCAACTGCACGCCCTCGCCATTGCTCGTGCCGTTGACGTCGCGCGCGGGAAGTACGCCGGCGTCAGCCACCTGCACCGTCGTCGTGGTGACGACGTGGCCCGTCGAGTACCAGAGGACGTCGACCAGCTGGTACGGCCCGACGGCCTGTGCCGTCACCGTCGCGCTCTTCAGGTAGAGGCTGCCGCTGCTGGCGTTGGTGAAGAGAGGCGAGCCGAGCGCCAGAGCGCCGCCGCTGCCTGCCGTGCCGACGACGGAGCAGTTGGTGGTGATGCCGTTGAGGCCGGGCGTGCCGAGCGAGTACGCACCGGGGCTGCCAGTATCCTTGCCGCCCCAGTAGCCATAGGCCGCCGCGTCGGTGGCTGTGGCCGTCTTGAACCAGATGTACTCGCGCCCCGTCACCGTCGTCGGTTGGTCGGCCGCCTTCGGAACGCCGCCTGCGGTCGCCACGCTGACGGCGCCGTCGTTGCCCACCGTGCCGCACTCACCCGCGTTGAGCGACATGATGGCCTGCCTCAGCGTGAGGCTGCCTGCCGTCTTCACATACTGGATGGTGACCGTCTGCGACGACGTGCCCTTGTTGCACGCCTTGATGAACGACGGAGAGCGCGTCGTGGTGGCAGCGGCCGGGGCTGCGAGAATGGTGCTGGTGGTAGCCGTGGTGAAGTTCGTCACCTGCTCTCCGCTGCCGATGTTCGCGCCGCTGCTGGTGGTGAACTCGACGTAATTGACGGTGACGTCGGTCGCGGCCGTCGTCGTCGTGGTGGCCGTGAGTGACTCGTCGGTCGCGTTGAGGTTCGACGCGGCTGCGGCAAATGCCCCCGCGCCCCAGAGGGCAACAAGCATGGCTGCCAGCATGAGGGCGGTGGGAATCATCTCCACCAGCAGGAGCGCCATCGTCAGGGCGCCGTCCTTCCACGTCCAGACCCACCCCTGCTCTTTGGCGATGCGTTCGATTTCGTCGTTGCTCATGGAGTCCCCAGAGTGACAGAGAGAGGCGACTGGCTTGCGCCGCCACCGCCGCCCGGAATGTCGCACGACGTCTTTGCGCCCGTGTCGGTGCAGGTGACGCCCGCGCCAGTAAAGTCAATGGTGCTGCGCTTGGCGAGGTCGACGCCTTCGTCTTGCACCAGACGGTAGCCGCCGTCGTAGTCGCTTGAGCCGCCACCTCCGCCGCCCGAGCTCGAGAGCAGCAACACGCCGCCGTCGACGACACACGTCATGTTGGTGCGGCAGTCGATGGCGTACTGGCGTTTCAGCGAGACCGCGGCGCCGTTCTGCCGCGTCATGATGGGCTGCACGTTCAGGTTCAGGTTCGGGAGCACCGGCGAAGGCTGCGCCAGGAGCAGAAGCAGGAGCGGAATCATCGGGTCCTCCCCGAGCCGAGCAGCGTCGCGTCCATGCGGGTCGCGACCGTGACTCGCACGTTGTCACCAGCCCCATCCATCGTACCCACGACATCGAAGTCGCTCGTCGCCGGCAGTGACACCGTGGCGACCGCGCTCTGGCCCGGCCCGATGCCGACGAGGTCGGGGAGCGTGCTCGGTGTCATGTCGTTGCCCGGGTCAAGCCTCGAGCGTACCGTGCCGTTGAACGTCTGCGTCAAGCTCAGGTTCTCGACCTGCACGGACAAAGCCGAGACGGCCCCGACCGTGAGAGGCTCAAACAACGACGTCGAGGTCGGAGCGACCGCGACGATGGTGGGTTTGACTCGGACGGCCATGGTTCACTTCGGCATGCCGAGAATGGCGCGGGACTCGCTGGGGGTCAAGCCCGTTGCCTCGTCGGGCGTCTCGTCGACCGGCGCGCTCTCGATGCTGCCCTCGTCGCTCGTCGGCGGGAAGAACTCGACCTCGTGCTCGAACTGAGCGCCCGGGAGCATCGGCGTGTACTTGTACGTCTTGACGTTGTACTTCCTGAGCAGCTTCAGCATGTCTTCAGAAATCACTGCCAACCTCCATCGTCGGGTGCTTCGTCATACCAGTTCGACTGCTTCTCGGCGAGGTGCTTCCGCACGAGCATCTCCTCGTACTCGTCGCCGTCCTCGCGCGTGAGCTTCTTCGGCTTCTCTTCTCGAGGAACGTAGTGGTACGCCGCCCGGTAGGAGTAGAGTCCGGCGTCTGCGCAGTGGTTCGGGCAGCTCGGGTCCTCGGTCGGCGGCGCGTCGGGCTTGTCCGGGTCCGGGTAGTCCGGGTCGCGCATGAGGCCGATGAGTTCTTCCTGAAGCTCGCTTCCGAGCCGCACCTTGACGCGGCCGACCAGCAGGTCGTCGTTCAGGAGCATCACGTGCGCGTACTTGTTGTTCTTCTGCGCGGGCTCGAACGACTGCGTGAAGCGCGACATCACGTCCTCGACGTACATCTTGCCGCCGCCCTGCGTGTCGGCGACCTTCTTGATGATGTTGAGCTTCTTCTCGCGCTCCTGCGTCTCGATTTGCTCCATCACCTCGACGGCGCGAGCGCCCGACTTCTTCCACGAGAACACCTCGTAGAGCGTCGGGTCGCCTTCACGCCAGCCCCAGATGACGAGCGCCATGTCGTCGATGGCGCCGAGGTCCCAGCCCAGCACGTGCGTCCAGCCCGGCCCCCAGGGCTGCACCCGCTCGGGGTCGAACGTATTCCGCACCAGGTCGAACTTGTAGAACAGCGCGCCGAGGTCGTTGACCCACCGGCCGAGCCACTCGCGCAGGTACGTCGGGTTGTCGTCGGCCCAGCCACGCTTCTTCTTGAGGTTCTCGAGGTACTGGCGCGCGTGCGGGATGTAGGGGTTGTCGAGCAACGTCCAGCGGTGAACCTCGAACATCGAGACCGACTTCGGGCCCTTGGACTGCCAGACCTCGGCCGAGTCTTCCCCGCCCGTGATGTCCCACCAGTACCCGCTACAGATTGGGCCGGGCGTGCCTTCGAGGAACACCGAGCCCATCGTGTCGACGAGCGACGGGTCGATGACGTCTTCGACGAGCGGCTTGAGCAGCGAGCCGAAGTTCTGCGACTCGAGAACAATCTCGACCCAGGTGCTGTCGCCGCGCTTCTTCTGGACTTCCTTGTCCTTGTCGGCACCGACGAGCCGAACCTCGCTGCCGTTCTCGAACTTGAAGGAGAGCTCGACCTCGTGCGCCTTGTGGGGAATGCCCTGACGGCCGAGCAGGTACAGGATTCGCTGCCAGAGCAGCTCCTTCGTACGAGCGCGGGCGTGGCTCCAGATGCGAACGAGGCTTCTCGGCCGGCTCAGGGCCTTGGCGACCGCGATGCGCGGCCACATGTCCGTCTTGCCGGCGCGACGGCTGCCGATGACGGCGAGGTATCGGCTCTTGCTATTGGCGAAGCGCTGCTGTTTGTCGAACAACTCCCCGATGATTTCGCGCACCTTGACGTCTGCGGCTTCCCGCAGGGCCACACGGCGTGCCTTCTCCTCGAGGAGTTGCCGACGGTCCATCAGTCGTTGCTCTGGAACCCTGGGTCCGATGCCATCGCCTTCTTGGCGAAGAAGCACGCCTCTTCCAGCTTGGTGAGCACCAGCGCTCGGTATCGGGAGTTGTACCCGACGCCGAGCGAGTCGAGCGTCCGCACGAGGTCCTCGAATGCCTGTGCCATGTCCCGGGCCTTCGAAAGCCCCGTCTCGTTCAGCTTGTGGACGCGGAAGTGGTCGCTCACCGGGCACCGCCGGGCTTGACCGTGACGGGCGCGTTGGTGTTCGCCGCGGGCTTCTCGAAGAGCACGGCCGACGCTTCGTCGACCTCCATGTTCGAGGGCACCGCGAGCACCTGGGCGATGGTGTGCTCACGCATCGCCTTCTCGCGCTTCGGGATGATGACGACCATCCGAAGCTCGGTGTCGTAGAACAGGGCCTTCGCGTCGTTCTGGGCGTCGCCGATGGCGATGGACGTGCGGGCGACGCCGCCGACCATGATGGGGCAGTCCTTCGTGAAGCTCGCTCGGATGATGGGGATTCTCATGTGGTCCTCAGATGCATGTACGGGTCGAAGGTGCCGTTGACCGAGATGGCCAACAGCCGACCTGTGCGGGTGATGGTGCCGAGACGCTTCGAGTCCTGCAACAGGGCCGTCCCGATGCCCTGCCTCCGGTAGGGGGCCTTCACGTAGACCCACAGGCAGTTCTGCGGGTCGAGATGCACTGCGTAGCCCAGAATCGTCCCGGGCACGTCCTTGAACTCGGCGACCGAGTAGCGGGCGCGGTCGTTGATGCTCTTCCAGAGCGCCTCCATGCCCTCGAAGTGCGTGTTGAAGTCGACCTCGGCCTCGACAACGTTCTTCCACAGGCTCGAGCGCCATGAGTCCCTGATGAAGTTGAGGTCGTCGGGCGTCGCCGGCCGAATGATGATGGTCATCGGAACCCCAGAGAGTCGACCTTGAGCGTCTTGTTCCCCAGAAAGTACAGGCGAATCGACCCGTCGGGCATGGCGCTCAAGCGATGCAGCGAGCGCCTGACGATTTCGCGAGCAAGATGCCCCACCAACTGGTCGGCGACCGCC